CTTAAAGTAGAAATTAAGCAATTGGAAATGGATCAATTCGATATATCAACCCTTGGCTTTGGCATGGATGAAATGGCCGATTTGTTTCTCGATAAGGAATTTGGGAAAACTGATGCCTTTGAGGAATGGGAAGGTATGCCTGAATTTGACAATGAAAATTTAGAGTATTTTCGATCTATAAAAATTCATTTTGAAAATCAGGAAGATGTTGACGAATTTGCTGAAAAGACAGGATTAAAATTAACGGAAGCTACTAAAAGTATTTTATATCCTGAAAATAAAGCCGCAGACCTTAATTCATATAGAATTGCGGGTACGGACGATGAAGCCTAATTTTCCATTATATATCCCCAGCAAGGGTCGTTTCGAGTATATGGTTACATCAAAATATTTGACCATTATGAAAACGCCGCACTTTATAGTGGTCGAGCCTCAGGAAGTTGACCAATATAGGAAATCTGTAGAAAAGATGGGGCTTCTGGCTGAAATATTGCCAATGGATATGTCCTATAAGGAAAAGTATGAATTATGTGATGATCTAGGGCTCACTAAAAGTACAGGTCCCGGCCCAGCAAGAAATTTTGCGTGGGATCATTCCATATCTAATGGTCACGATTGGCATTGGGTTATGGATGACAACATAAGATCATTTTTTCGTATGAATAATAATCTGCAAATTCGCGTAAATGATGGAACTTGCTTTAGGGTTATGGAAGATTTTGTCCTTAGATATAAAAATATCGGCATGGCTGGCCCAAATTACCATATGTTTGCTCCAAGAAAGAAAAAACTTCCCCCTTTCGTAATGAACACAAGGATTTATTCGTGTAACTTTATCCGAAATTCTATGAAATGGAGATGGAGAGGTCGTTACAATGAGGACACTATTTTATCGCTTGATATTTTAAAGGCTGGTTGGTGCACTGTTCAGTTTAATGCTTTCCTTCAAGAGAAAATGAACACACAGGTTCTCAAGGGAGGCAATACAGATGAGTTTTACCATGCTGAAGGTCAGGTTTCTGATGGCAAAAGATATGCTGACACAGGAACGGTCGCTAAATCTCAAATGCAGGTAAGGGTGCATCCTGATGTTTCCGAAATGGTTTGGAAGTTCAACAGATGGCATCATCATGTGGATTATAGTGGCTTTAAAAAACAAAAATTAATACGAAATGAAGATGTGGAAATTAAGGAAAAGATACAAGATTATGGTATGAAAATGGTAAAGGTCAAAAAATGAAGGTGGGATTTACTGCATCTACCTTTGATCTTCTCCACGCTGGTCATATCGCCATGCTAGCAGAAGCAAAATCTGTATGTGATTACCTTATTGTTGGGCTTCATGTTGATCCTTCGCGGGAAAGGAAGGAAAAAAATGTTCCTGCTCAAACTTTAGTAGAGCGATATATACAACTTTCTGCGGTTATTTATGTGGATGAAATTATCCCATATGAAACTGAGGAGGATTTAAATAATATATTACTCACTTTTCCCATTGCTGTTCGGGTAATAGGTGAGGAATACAGAGATGCAAATTTCACTGGCAAAAATCTTGATATGCAAATTCACTATAACAAAAGGAGGCATGGATTTAGTTCCAGCCTCCTTAGGGAAAAAGTTTTCAAATTAGAAAGCTCTAAAAATTAGCTATATGTGCAACACCTCCACAGCATGGAGTATCATCTCCAGCCACGGCATATACCATGGTTTTTTTATCTCCAAATGAGGCGCCATAAGCGCTAGTATCTGCGGCTGTAGCAAATACAACCCGTGTTCGATTTGGACCTCGACCCCGGACAGCTACAAAATGATCTGCGTGTGCCAATATATCGAGTTCGCGAGGGTTAAGGCTGGATGTGTATGTAGATTTCATTTTAAAATCCTCCTGTGATGAAAAGTGGGATTGAGAATAACCCAATAAGAAATATAATTTCTGCTGCGGTTTCGATTAGATGTTTCATGTCAGTTTCTCCATTTGATATATTCAAACTATCAAGGAACCTAAGGTTGTAAACAATTAATTTACATAAGTGCGAATAAATATTGCATACCTTTGAAATTCAGAATTTATGATGTAAACTTATACTGTACTCTAAAAGGAAAGTGATTATGTCAGAGGACAAATCAATGGAAGAAGAGGATGGAAAGCGAGGTCCAAAGGGTCCATCAAAACCCCTTTCAGATCAAGACTTTCAACGTCTTTTAAATATGGTAAGAATACATTGCACTCAAGATGAGTGTTGCCGTATATTAGATATGTCAGACACCACGCTTAACAGGCGATTAAAGGAGCGTGGCGAGGAAAATTTTGAAGCCTTCTATAACCGTCATAACAGTGAAGGCAAAATGTCGCTCCGCCGTATGCAGTGGGAGGCTGCCGAAAGTGGAAACTCACCGATGCTTATATGGCTTGGTAAGCAATATCTTAATCAGCGTGATAAAAATAATATGGAAGTTACTGGAGAAGATGGCGGTGCAATCATTACAAGAATTGAGCGTATAATTGTCGATCCTGCCGATAAAGACACCTAGATGGTGCCTTCCCCTATTAACTGGTGAACGTGGAAGTCCCCGATATAGGGGCGCAAAGGGTGGACGCGCCTCGGGAAAGTCACATTTTTTTGGTGAAGCATTGATCGAAAGAATGATTGAAGAGCCCAATACAAAAGCAATCTGTATTCGGGAAGTTCAAAAGTCACTTGAATACTCATCTTTGCAGCTTTTAAAAGATAAAATTACAGCTCTTGGTGTCGGTCATTATTTTGAAATCCAAAAAAATAAAATTATCCCGCTCAATGGCTCGGGCGTAATTATTTTTCAAGGTATGCAGGATCACACGGCTGAAAGTATTAAATCGTTGGAGGGTTTTGATATTGCTTGGGTCGAAGAGGCTCAATCCATGTCAAATAGGTCTCTTGAGCTTTTAGACCCAACTATAAGAAAAAATGGTTCTGAAATATGGTTTAGTTGGAACCCTAATTTAGATACTGATCCGGTAGAGCAAATTTTTAAAAATAATGACCGTGCCGTTTTGGTCCATGTTAATTTTATGGACAATCCATTTGTAACAGAAACAACAAAGGAAATGGCTCAAAGAGTTCGTGCGCAAAATCCATTAAAATATAATCATATTTGGCTTGGTGATTATATGAAGGAAATTGAAGGCGCCCTTTGGAATGCTGATATGATAGAAAAATGCAGGATTTCGAAAGATGAAATCCCTGACCTTTCAAGGATTGTGGTGGCTATCGACCCATCAGTGACGGGAAAGGCGACATCCGATGAAACTGGAATTGTTATTGCTGGCAAATCAGCTCAAACAGAAAAGTATTATATTCTTGAGGATGCTTCCTTGAGGGGCACTCCAGACCAGTGGATACGAAGGGCTATTTTTAAATATCACGAATATAAGGCGGACAGAATTATAGCTGAAGTCAATAACGGTGGCGATCTTGTCGAAAATCTGTTAAGAAATACAGATAAAGATGTTTCCTATCGTTCAGTAAGGGCTACAAGAGGAAAAATGTTGAGAGCGGAACCGATTGCAGCTTTGTATGAAAGTGAAAAAGTATTTCATTCTGATAAATTTTCAGAGATGGAAGAGCAAATGATCTTTTATAATGGGAGAGGCAATGTTTCCCCCGATAGACTTGATGCCCTAGTATGGGCCGTAACGGATTTGTCTGAAAATACAGGACAACCAGCGTGGAGAATAAGTTAATGGCCCTTTTAGATTTTTTTCGCAAAACAGTAGCAATGCCTATGGAATTTAAAGAGGCTCCAAGTATTCATGTCCAACAGACAACACCCTTTCACAACCGATCTGATAACTTTAGGTCGTATGCGGTCGAGGGATACCAGCAGAACGCTATTGTTTATCGCTGTGTAAATGAGATTGCTCAAGGCGCGGCTTCTATTCCTTTTAAAGTGTTTCAAGGCGATATTGAGCTAGAACAGCATCCGTTGATTTCTTTGTTGAAACGCCCTAACCCACTTCAAGCTGGCAATGAATACTTCCAGTCTCTCTATGCTTTCCTGTTATTGTCAGGGAATAGCTATGCGATCAACAGCACGGCAGGAGGCGTCCCGTCAGAGTTGCATCTTCTGAGACCTGATCGGGTTGAAATCATCCCAAGCAATACAGCTATTCCAAAGGGTTATAGCTACAAGTTAAATGGAAAGGTCGTAAAAACATACGATGCTGACCCATTTACAGGCCAATCTGAAGTTAAACACTTCAAGCTATGGAACCCAATGGACGATTACCTTGGGCTTTCTCCGCTCATGGCTGCGTCCATTGATGTGGACCAGCACAATCTCATAGCAAAGCATAACATAGCTCTATTGGTTAATGGAGCGCGTCCCACAGGCGCGGTTATTTTCAAACCAAAAGACACGTCTGGCAATGCAATGACGCTTTCTGAAATGCAGCGCAAACAGGTTCAAGATGACCTTAATCGCCGTATGAGTGGCACTTCTAACAGTGGAAAACCAATGTTATTGGAGGGCGATTTCGATTGGAAAGAAATGGGAATGTCTCCGCGTGACATGGATTTCTTGCAGCAAAAGCACATGGCAGCAAAAGACATAGCGCTTTGCTTCGGTATTCCTTCTCAGCTTATTGGAATTCCAGACAGCCAAACTTATGCAAACGTCCAAGAGGCTCGTTTGGCGTTATATGAAGAGACTATTATTCCGCTGGCAATGCGGGTCTGTAGTGATTTGAATGAGTGGCTGGCACCATCATTCGGTGATGATATTCGCATCGAATATGACATTGAAAGCATCCCGGCTATGACAGAGCGCCGCCGCCGCATTTATGAGAATGTTACATCTGCGGTTCGTGAGGGCATTATTAGTCGCAATGAAGCCCGTGATAGGTTGGGTCTAGGGCCGATCCAAGGCGGTGATGAAGTATTTATCGCAGCAAACCTTTTCCCGCTAGGCGGCCCAGAGGTAGCCCACTCAGAGGGTGATAAAGCCGCAAGTGATGGTGCGGATGCCTATGGCGAATTTAAGCTGGACAAATATCCAGACGGTGCAGATGTACCGGACAGCCTTCCAGATGCTTACCGGATGGGCACTGGTGAAAAACGCTGTGGAAATTGTGACCATTATGACCAAGGATATTGCTCACTTTTTGATGCTGATGTTCGCGCTCAATATGTTTGTGCAAAATGGGAAGCTGAAATTGAAACGTCGAGCAAAGCTGAGAGTGATGTAGACACAGTTCCGACTGAGGCGATGGCGATAAATGGTAAACGCGCACTTTTTATGCGCAAGGAATTTGGTCGGGGGATGACCCGTGTAGGCGTTGCCCGTGCCAATCAGCTTATCAATCGCGAGCGCCTTTCCCCTGATACAGTTCGCCGAATGAAGAGCTTTTTTGCACGTCACGAAGTGGATAAGCAGGCTGAAGGGTTTAATCGCGGAGAGGCTGGATACCCTAGTGCAGGAAAGATCGCATGGCTTGGTTGGGGCGGTGATGAAGGCCAATCATGGGCCAAACGAAAAGTAGATCAGTTAGACAAAGAGCGTGATAAATCAGAAGAGCTTGAAACTTATTTCAGTGATTGGTGGGATGAAAAATTCCTTCCAGCGGAAGAGAAAGCCCCAAAGATCAGTGAAACTGTAAAAAAGGCTCTCGCTGAGAAAGTCAAAGATCACAATGAAAAGCATGGTGATAAAAAGGGCAAGCGAGTTACTCAACGGATGCTCGAAGCTGTGTTTGCCCGTGGTGTTGGCGCGTATAATACAAACCCGCAGAGTGTTCGCCCCAATGTTACTGGTCCTGACCAATGGGCCTATGCCCGTGTTAATGGCTTTCTTAGCGCAGTTCGCACGGGGCGCTTTAAGCGTGGAAAGTTTGACACAGACTTGCTTCCTGAAGATCACCCATTGAGTAGTAAAAATTGAAACAAGGCGGGGGTTATTCCCCCGCTTCTTCTTTAGGCTCCAAGTTTATTTCTCAATTGCGCTTACTAATTCGAGACCTTCCAAAATCCACGCGTCAAGCGACATATGGTTGAGTTTATGAACTGGAACGCTGTGCTGCACCCACTCAGCCCATTCAGGGCGATCCTCGCCGTCCAAATGTGGATGCGTGTCATAGGTAAAGAGGAAATAGTTGCCCGCGTCAGTTAAAACCTTTTCGAGGCTGAGGTGTTTGCAGCGGATTTTTTTCAAGATTTGCTTAGTGGTGACGCGGCGTTTCGGTGCGGCCACTCCGATGCTGAATATCTCAGGGGCAAAGTTGTAAATTGTGTTATCCATGTTGGTTCTCCCAGTTTGAGTGGGGGAGCCGAAGCTCCCCGGTTGATTAGTATAATACTGATTTATCGGTGCGGTTAATCACGCGAAATGTGCGGTATGAGCAATCATTTTCAAAATGCTCT